GCAGCAACTGATTCAATCACTTCATGCTTGTTTATTTTTGGAGCATCATTCTCGAATGCTATTTCTTCTAATAATTTCTTTAATTTAGCCATTTTTTATCTCCTGAGTTTTCCTTTTGGCATATATTTTCTAAACTTGTCTCTCATTTTAAGCCATATATTACTTATAAACTCTGCTTCGTATCCGTGTGCTTGTGATGGCCTATTTTTCTTCAAAGCCGCTTGGATATCTAATGGCTCAAACTGACCTTTTTTTACGCCATCCATCATTCCGCCTATTATCTGTTGCGATGCTTTACCAAGAATATCAGCATACTGTTTTACGGCGCTTTGTGCAGATTGTCCAGCTTGTGGACTACTATAAGCCATCTCGTTCACTTTCTCTTCTTCATCATCTTCAAAGGGATTATCATCTATGTTGATTTTTAATTTTTTAGTCGTTTCCGGTTCTTGTTCTCTTATAGCGGTTTTAGGAATTAATCTTGATAATGGTATCATTATCATTCCCCTCTGAAAATATCGTTAATAATGGATTCTATCTTACAATACTTTCCACAGGTTCTTTGTTGATCTTTTTCAGCTCCCTCATTCATGGGTCTCATGAATGCGCCATGTGTCGATGGATTTGATACAAAATCAAAAGCGATCAATTCAAAATCTGGTTGGACTTCGACTGTATCTTCACCCAGCTGACCTTCTTCGCTAACTGATCCTAATCCTCTTGAACTTATTCCGAGTTTGATTCCTGCTTTAAATAATTCTTTTAATATATTTCCTGCTGGTGTTCCAAGAACTTCGACTGTTCCAGATAAATCATCACCGTTCCAATGCATCTCCAACACATTATGTGATACATTATTTAAATTTACAACAGAGCTGTCTGGATGATCTAATTCACCAAGTGCTCTACGTTCTTTTATTTGTATATTTTCATATTTTTTTGCTTCACGCATAAGTGTTTCTATTGGATATACTCTTCCATTTTGATTTTTTGAATTAGCTCGCTGGAGAACTCCCTTGACAATTAATCTACCATTATTTTTGCTTAATGATTCATTTATCTGGTGAGAAGAGACTTCAAACGGTATGTAGTCAACCAATAATTGTTTATGCATTATAAACCTCCTCGATATACAAATGTTATTTCACCAACTGCAGCACCGCCACCATTCCAAGAAACAGGTTGAATATCTAATTTAACACTACTCTTTTCTCCATGTGCACTAAATATATATCCCTGTGTATGTGTTTCTCCCGTGGTTCCCCCAACAGAACAAGTTGTTTCATATAGAAAATTATATGCTGTATCACTTGTAGCTTCTAAAATTATATAATTGGGCCTTTCTTGTATTGTATTTGCTGCAGGTTGTGTTGCTTTTCCAAATGCACTAACGGGTAATGGTTTTGGGCCCTGCTGATGGGGTTTAAAATGTGACGGTAGTGATCCGCTATAGTACGTATTACTCATAATCTTTTCTCTCTATTTCCAAGCTGTTCTTTTAATCCAGATATCTCTAATGACATCTGCTATTACGCTTCTGATTAATTTATGTATCAAATTTAAATCTTTACTATCTAAAGCTTCTTGCATTCTTTTCTTCTTTCTCTTTTTATACCTTTTACCTGTATCACTAAATGCAAATGGAGTACTGTATCCATCTATGTTCCCAGTAGTCGTTAATTCTTCAAGTTCTTTTTCATAAAGCTGACGAATAAATTCTTTGAGTTTGTTTCTAAGCTGTTCATCCATGCTTTTTTAATTCTTTTATCAATTCATAGTATCTCATCATCTGTACAACGGCTGAATCTTTTACTACTTTTTTACCGCCAATCCCGCAAATTTTATCAATAGAATTGATTGCTTCATTTAATTTTATTTTTGTAACTTTATCATCTACATTCTTTTTATTTTTCTTCAATTGACTCTTTACATATACTATCTCTTTTTGTATATACTCTTTAAGTAAATTAGTATTAGAAATGTTATTGATATAAGCTTTTAATAAAGATTTTTGCTTATTATTTAACTTAGAATATTTTTGATTAAATTTCTCTAATAAAATTTTGTATGAAAGTATACGTAAATCTTCATCGTTTGATAGTTTACCTCTAGAAATACTAGATGATTTAAATTCATTTGTAGTTGTAACGTGTTCTACTATGTTAAAAAATGCTTTAGTTTTTCTTTCGGGTGAAATCTTGTTTTTATATTCAAATAAACTATATATTGATGCATATACTTTATAATTCTGTATTTTAGTAGAAAAAAGATTTTTTAAATCAAAGGCTTCTTTTATTTCCTTTATTAAATTATATTTTTCACGTTTTAATTGTGAAGTATCAAGAGAATTTCTTTGCATTAATGCTTCTGAAATTAAATAATTCGCTTTTTTATCCGTATTAAATTTAGTATTCATTAAAATATTGTAAAGTGATAATTCTTTTCCGAGTTCCGTATTCTCATGAAAACGGTGTTTCACAATTTTTATTGCACTACTCTTCTGTGTCTTATTTAAAACATCAGCTGTTATTTGTCTAACCAGAAATTCAAATAATAATCCGGTATTTTTTATCTTAGAATGCCTAATAATCCTAGTCTTACTCATTACGTACCTCCATAATGGAAAAATTCCTCACTTATAAATATAAATATACTTTATCATATATAAATATAAGTACAATATAATTATTTATCAATTTCGCCATCTATTATTGACTCTTCGTTTAAAATTCCAATAGAATTTATATTCTTTCCAAATTTTCGTTTTAATTGATCCAACAACCCTTCTTTTTTAACAATTGTAGCGCCTTTTCCAGGGTACAACGGACTACCTCCTTTAAATTGTCGTTTTCCATATCTCTCTTTTTCATATTTCATAGAATCTTCTAAATCTTTTCCATCGTATTCATTACCGTATTCTTTCTCTTCTGTACCACTTCTTCTATCGCCGCCCCATTGTTCACTTCCACCATTTGTACTTCCACCTGTTATATCCATATTTTTCTCACCGGTTTTAGCTGGATCATTTCCTTCTACAGATATCTGTTCCATACGAAATGCTTGTTTTTGATCTTCAATTACTCCATCAAAAATCTTGTGTTTCTCTAATTGAGTAAAATCATATATATTGTCGTAAATCCATTCTCTAGACATTATTTTATTTTCCAAAAGAGAATTAGCTATATCTGTCTGCATAGTCAATAATTCAAGTTTTTCCTGTTCGTGTATCATCGATGGATTAGTTAATTCCAATTCAAATTCTAACAGATCTGAATCCGTAAATCCCTGTGTATACAAATGAACTATTGCTATTTTTGATAATTCAGCACAAACTATTTTTTGAACCCTCTCAATTGTTCTAGCAAATCTAACGTCTTCAGCAGCTAACGTAGCTTTAGATCCTATTCCCTCTTCATAACCTAAAAAGGCTTTAGGAACTTTAAGAGCCGCCATCATTTTATTCTTTAAATATTCTATATCATCTATTTGGTCATTATTAGATAACCCTGGAAGAGTATCAATTTCTGTTCCACTATCTCCGCCGCGAACTGGTAAAAAATAATCTTCTGTAACAGATTCCATATTATATCTCAAATTATATTCGCCAGTATCTTGATCTATAACTGGAATTTTCTTCATCTTATTAATTATCTTTTGCATGAAATTATCGACTTCATTTGGTGGAATATTACCGATATCTATCTTAAATACTCTTTTTTCTGGTGCCCTCATGATCCTGTGAATTAACATCGCGTCTTCCATAAGTGTTAATTGTTTCCATATTCTCCTTGCCCCTTCTAATATAGATTTACCATAAGGTAAGTAATTCGAATCGGATAGAAATCTAAAATGAGCTACTTCATAATTTTCCAAAATCTTAGATTTTTTATTATAACCCGGGCCTGATATGTCGTTTATTAATTCAAATTGGACTAATTTAGGATCCGACGGATCATGATCTTCCATTCTTATTACGTCGTATGACGATAACGGCCTAACATTCACCACTCCATATTTATCTAAAATCTCTAAATTTAAAAAGAAATCTCCATATTTAGTCATATTTCTAAGCCAAGACCATAAGTTAAATTCTATATTCATAACATCATAAAATAGATTATGTAAAATCGAATGAACTTTAGAATTATCTGTCTTAATGGAGAGAATTTCGTGTTCGACATTATCTACAGTACTCTCATCACTGTAAATATCTAATGCTGATGATATAATAGGATCTGAATCCATTAGTTCGTAATCCCTATACAACTCGTTTCTTGCTACCTCATATGCAGATTTAGCATTTTGGGCAGCCGCCCACGCAGTTGAACCATGACCAGATGACATCAATCTATTGTATCTATCTATGAAATTAGACAATAGCGCCGATTGTCCGAAATCCACATCCTTAACTATTAACCTATCATCATCAGTCTTTCTTATGATGATATTGCTTCTAAATAATCTGCCTAATTGTTTAAATACATTGTCTGCCATTTTTTACCTCTTATCCTAATAACCAAGTTAAATCTTCTTTTTTATTTTTTACATTCATTTCCCAAGGATTTTCTTTGGGTCTGCCAACTCCCCCGAAATATACGGGTTTCTCTTCATATCCTTTATTATTGTTTAACAGTGAATCCATAGTCGCTCTCTGCAATCCGTCCTTCTCGGACTTCAATCTCAATGCGGTATCTCTTATCCATAAAGCAATGGAATATGCCATAACCAAATCATCGTTGTATCCCTTCATAGCTTCTATTTTACTATTATTGCCATTATATACAAAAACAAGTAATTCTTCAATAAGTCTAATCGAATTTAATTTTACCAATTTTTCTCTTGTATACTCTTCCATCTTAGCAATTATAAGAGGTCTTGTTTTTGATGATGTAGTAAATCCTGGAATCATATTTCTATCTTCAGCTCTATATCTATTACTTATTTGATGTTCAGTATCTATATATTTTAAATCTTTTGATTGATAGAATAAATTTTTATACTTTCTATCGATAATTGTTTGAATTGTAGCCCAGCCAACATTATTGTTTTCAACTATCAAAAGTGCATCGTTATATTTTGTCGATAACTCTATAAGAAAATTTCCATAATCAGTCGTAGAAAGCTGCCCTTTATACTCTGCAACTTGTTTTAAATCTTCTACGTCGAATACTTGTGCCGCAGAATAATCAGAACCATCTCCTCTTGCAACATCTGCAACAACGATATAGTCTTTATTTACCAATGGATATTCCCATAGCCATAAATTTCTATCGACTCCTGTTTTTTCAACTGGATCTTTTATTTGATTTTGCTTATACCATTCTAATATTTTAGGATCGACAACCCCAGTTCCTGATGTCAAAAAATCTGTATCGCATTCTTGTGCAGCTTGTGAAGGTCCCAATCTTATGTCCTGTTCGTCTCTCCACGATTGATCTCTGTCTGGATGCAACGACCAGTGAAGCTTAATAAAATTAAAATTATTGATTCCGTCTACTGAGTCAACCCAAGTCTTATGGAACCAATTTCCAACACCGTTAGGCGTAGAAAGAACAACACAATCTCCACCAGTCGCCAAAGTCTGCTGTGCAGCAGTCCATATCTCGTCTATTTTATCAATAAATGCTGCTTCATCTATTATCAACAAAGACAGAGCTTCGGATCTACCTGCTGATTCCGTCGCCGCAATGGCTTTTATCTGTGAACCGTTCTCGAATATCAACGACAACTTATTGTCTTCATACACTTTCGTCTTCAACCAAGACGGAAGACCTTGATACATGACTCTGACTTTAGTGACAAGATTCTTTGCCGTGTCTTTTGACGTAGCTATTACAAGAATATTTTTATCTGAATTGAAAAGCATTATGTAAAGCGAATAAGCAGCAGTCAATGTTGAAATACCAAGCTGTCTTGCTTTTAAAATAACATTATACGAATGTTCTCCGAACTCGCACAATAACTTTTCCTGAAAGTCATACAGATCAAATTTTATCTTGCCCTTCAACGGATGCTGTATCGTACAGTACTTTCTCATGAAATGAACCGGATCTTGAGCGCACTTTAGATATTCCCGCTTTATTACTTGTTTTATGTTATTTGGCATATCTATCTCGCATAGGTGAACTAACGTTCTCCATTACCTGGATCGTCTACTCCTTCTGCCTCTAGTTCGCCTTACTCTTCCTCCTCTTTTTAACGATACTCCTCCTGAAACTCCAGGTGGAATTCCCCACACGCACCACCCTGAATTCGGTCCAGTATCCTCCCAGTCCCACCAACAGCCGTATCCTCCTCCTAAATTTTCACAATCATATTGGGTATAGTAGGCGCATGGAGGTCCAGTATTTCCATTAGGCGTTAAACATACTCCATTATTGTTTGATCCACCCCACGATCCCAGCTCACACGTCTGTGGATCTCCTGATTGACCGTAAGTATGACACATATTGTCCGCGCCGCCTCCGCATCCACCTGTATACCATATCTCAGGCCAAGCATAACAACACTCAGGCGCAGCAATACTTTGCTGAGCTGCTCCTCGAGGCGTTCGAGGAGAACCCATTGGGAAATTTGTCCAATGACAGCCGTATCCTCCTCCTAAATTTTCACAAGCATGTTGATTAGTGTAGGCGCATGGCGCTATATTTGGACCGTTTCCATACTGGGTATAACACCCTGGAACACTTCCTGCTCTATATTTTCTTTTGGGTTTCTGGCCTCTGCTTTTTCTCACTCTTCCGCCGCGTTTCATCTGTTGAGTCCCGTACTCACCGGTAACAGAATCATATTTCTGAGGATTCGCCGCTTGTGCAACGGTCTGAGCTTTACCGCCCTGTTGTATTTTCCTTGTCCTAGTACGATTTCTCGTTCTCTTTTTTCTCGGCATTAAATTTCCTCCTAGATTATCTTCTTCTGGCCCTTCTAACTCGACCGCCTCGCTTATATCCACCAGACGACACGCACTGACCTCCTTGTCTATATTGTCCGGGTGGACAATCTGTTCTTCCACCCATCTGCATTCTTGGCATTCCTCCTTTTCTCATTCTTTTTCTGTTCTGTCTGACTCTTCCTCCTCGTTTTCTCATTTGACGATGTGGTGATCTGTGAGCGTGTGGACCTTCATTAGTAGCATCATAGGGGGCAGCTCCACTCAGATAATCGTACCCCGGGTTATAATCTAACGGATCAGGATTAATCTGAGCAACTCCCCAAGGTGGACCGCTCCGCGGGCGTGACACACCTGTATTCATGCCATATCCAAATGTAGAATTAGCCCAATTATCAGGTATTGTTTCATTCTGTGCTGCTGCAACTTGTGGTCCTAACCTACCATGTCTGTCGACATACATCTTGTGTGAATGTGCTTGTATATCATGCGTATGTCCACCAGTCTGAAATCGTTTCACTCTGCCTCCTCGCCCGTACTGACCG